TAATATTATTTAGTGGACAAAGTGCGTTAGCAAATGTAAGTCAAACTGCTGCTCCCGTGGCGAATACATCATCGAGCTTGACCAATATGGCTATACAGCAATTAAATGGAAATCTTGTTCAAAATCAGTACGGAGGAGGAGTCGTTTGCCAGGGACCAATGTTGACATTTTCTCCTTTTGTTACTGACTCACATTCGTTCTCTAAACCTAGAGAATACTGGTACGATGCTCCAGTCTACAGCGATGAAGGAGAGCTTTTATTTCACCAAAGGACACGTACAGGACAGAAGGATAATTTCTCACTTAATCTTGGTGCTAGTTTAACTTTTTCAATGCCACTTGATCGGAGATTTCAAGAGCGTTGCTTGAAAAATGCAAAGTTACAAGGAGATCATCAACAGCAGCTAATTGATAACAAAAAATTAGACTGGCACATCGCCCGTTTGAGAGAATGTGGTCGCCTACGTCTGGACGGAATTGAGTTTGCTAAAGATTCTCCTTATTATCATCTCTGTGAAGATGTTGTTGTTAAACCTAAAATGGGTCAAGTTTTACCACACAGACACCTTATATCTCAACCTGACTCTAAATAAGAGCAAGAACTCGTTCTAACTAGAGGCCAAGAGGCGTGATTACAACTTTTCTTGCTTCTTTGATTTTACCTTATTTTTTAATGGTGGTAAACCTCGTTTCTCACGATAAGAATTAGTTCTTTTTTCAGATAAGTTTGGTCGTTTTACTTTCTTACCTAATATCTTTTTAACTCTATTAACTATCTGTTTAATAATCGGTTTAACAGCCTTCAATAATATTGGTGTAGATAGCGCAGCAGTAGTAGCCACAAGAGTAATTCCGCTTGTTTTCACCACTTGCGGGACAGTAGGTATTGCATCAATTATCTGTTGTTGAACATTTAATTTTTTATATCTAGTTACACAACGGTTTCCAACCAATTCATACTTAATAATCTGTTTAGTTCCTTCTTCTACTTTTGTACCGATCTCAGGCGCACCATCGGGAGGACACGCTTCTGGCTTTTGCTTGGGTACTTCTGGGGCTGGAGGTATTTCTGGTTCTTGGTGTCTTTGCGGCTCTTCTTCGTTGATAGGTACAATCCTCAACGGTTCATAATTCATTGGTTCGTATGCAGGTGCGCCCGATCCACTGCATAAGATCAAATTATGTTCAGGGTCAGTGTCAATAAGAGCATCATTTTCAATGTCACGCCTTGCTTTTACACAAGGCATTTCGATAATTGGAAAACCTAAAGGTACAAAAATTGGTACGTTTGGAGGATTAACAGTAGGAATATTGATGATATAAGTGTTGATAGGTTTTACTTCTATAGGACTTATTTCAATTTCAGGAATCAAAACTTAGGCAAACCAAATGCTTTCTTTTCTTCGTTCTCTTGTTGTGCAGGACTTAACGCTCCAGTAGGTAAAGCAGGACCAGATAATCCAGGTAATTTGATTGCACCCATTACCTTTTCCATTGCTTTGTCTTGAAGCATCTTTTGGTTGTCCTCATTCGTTATCCATAAATAACCAAACACCCCGCCACCAGTAATAGCTGCCACAAGAAGGAAAGATATTACACTGATAATATTCAGGATTTTTTGCATGATAAAGGAAGCTGTATTAAAAGCTATTACTCACACTAGCCTAATTGTGACTATTGGGCTTCTCCCTCTGTTACCTCTGTATCTTGTACTTCAGCAG